GGTCCGTCTCCCGACTGCAGGCGACTGATCAGCGGCGCGGTGCAGACGTCTGTACCGCGCCCATCAGCAGCAGCACCGGCCATCCCACCACCACGGTGGCGATGGCCCCGGCGCCGATCGCCATCAGGCGCTCGGAATCCAGCCACAGGCCCAGCAGGGCCAGCGGCAAACCCGCGCACACCAGTGCGATGCACCAGATCAATCCCTTCATTACCTGACCTCTGAGCGCCCAACATGGCAGACCCAAAGATCAAATACGACATCGAAGCCGCCGTCAAGGGCGAGGCCGATGCCGAGCAACTGGCGAAGACGCTGCGGGATGTCGGGGATGTGCTCGAGGGCGATCTGCAGAAAAGCGCCCAGGACGCAGCCCAGGCCCTCGAGGCGCTGGGCGCCAAGCAGCGAGCGCTGGGCGAATTCGGGGCATTGAAGCTGCAGACGCAGTCTCTGTCGCAGGAGTTCGAGAAGGCTGTCTCCACCGTCGATCGCCTGGGCAACGAAGTGCAGGACGCTGCCGGCAAGTCCCAGACGCTGGCTGCCGCCGAAAAGACGGCTGCAGCCGCAACCCTACAGGCCCAGGCTGAGCTGCAGCGCAAGCGCGACGCCCTCAAGGCCGTGCGCGATGAGACCACGGGAACAGCCAGGCGCACGGACGACTACCGCAATACTGTTGCGGGCCTGAAGGAGGGCATCAAGGCTGCGACCGCCGAGCTGAAGTCTCAGCAGGCCGGCCAGCGCGAAGCGGCCCAGGCGGCGACTACGGCGCAGAACGCCGAGGCTGCCCTGCGCAAGGAATATGACTTGGCCATCGGCAGCGCCGCGAAGCTGTCGAGCGAGCTGCGCGTCAAGAACGGCACACTGGCCGCCGTTCGCGACCAGATGCAGGCCGTGGGCCTGAGCACCACGAACCTGACGGCGCAGGAGCGCAACTTGCAGGGCGCCGTGCAGCAGGTCCGCGCAGCGGTGGCAGCCATGGCTCCGGCCTACCAGCAGGCCGCTGCAGCATCCTCGCAGTCCACCCAGGTGCAGGCAGCGAACCAGCGCACGCTGCGCGAGGGCATGTCATCGATCAGCTCGCAGCTGCAGCGCATCCAGCAGATCGCCACGCTGGCGATTGGCGGTGGCTACTTCGGTGGTCTGATCAAGGACGTAGGCGCGACGGCCGACGAATTCAAGAACCTTGAGGCCCGTGTCAAGCTCGCCACGGGTGAAGGCCCACTGTTTGAGAAGTCCTTCGGCGGCGTGCAGCGCGTGGCCCTGGCGACCAACAGCTCGCTGGAGGAAACCGGCAACCTGTTCGCGCGCCTGACCAAAGCCTCGCAGGAGGGGGGCATGGCTGCAGCCGCCGCGCAGGAGCGGGCGCTGCGGCTGACCACCACCATCAACCAGGCCACGCAACTGTCGGGCGGCGCGGCCGAGTCCGCCAGGGCCGCGCTGACGCAGCTGATCCAGGGCCTGCAGTCGGGTGTACTGCGCGGCGAAGAATTCAACAGCGTGATGGAGCAGGCTCCGCGCCTGGCGGAGGCGCTGGCCAAGGGTCTGAACGTCACCACGGGCGAGCTGCGGGAGATGGCCGGGCAGGGCGCCCTGACGGCGGAAACCGTCATGAAGGCCCTGGAGGGCCAGGCAGATGTCGTGGCGCGCGAGTACGGCAAGCTGCCGCCCACCGTGGGCCGTGCCCTGCAGAATCTTTCCACGCAGTGGACCCTGTATGTGGGCGCAGCCGACAAGGGGCTGATCAGCAGCACGAACGCAGCCAAGGTCATCGACGCCCTGGCCGGCAACCTCGACATCCTGGTCAACACGCTGACGGCGGCCGGCAAGGTCTGGGGCGCCATGCAGATCGCCAAGATCGCGGAATGGTTCGCGGGCTGGGCGGCCAAGACGCTGGCGGCCACGCAAGCGGTCGAGGCCAACAGCGTGGCCACCACCGCGAACACGGCTGCGCACCGCGCCAATGCCATTGCGGTGAACGCCAGTGCGGCGGCCCAGGCGGCAAACGCCACGGCCTCGGCTGCCAGTACGGCGGCACAGGCTGCGAATGCCAAGTCCTGGGCAGGGTTCGGCGATGCCCTCAAGGGTGTCAGCGTGTCGCAGGGCGAGCTGCAGCGCCAGACCGCCCGCAGCACTGCCGCATTGACCACGGCGACGGCCGCGAAGGGTGCCTTGGGGGCCGCCGCAACGGCCGCCACTGGCAAGGTCGGGCTGCTTGGACGGGGCATAGGGGCTGTCACGGGGTTTCTGGGTGGCCCTGTGGGATTGGCTGTTGCCGTCGTCGCTTTCTTGCCTGAGCTGAAGAAGCTCGGCACGTGGATGGGCGAAACGGCTGCCAAGGTCATGGGGCACAGCGATGCGCTCAAGGAAAACGAAGCGCAGGCTCGCCTGGCCGAAGAGGCTGCCAGGCAGCAGGCCGAGGCCCTGCGCCGCCAGGCCGTGGCCCTGGAGGAGGTGCGCAATCGCAGCTTCGATCTGAACAAGGAGTCGACGGGCCTGATTGGCCAGTTCGACAAGCTGCGCAAGGAGGGCGATACGGCGGCCGAGGCCATCTCCAAGATCGGCAAGGATTTCGATCTGGGGTCGGCGCCAGGCATCCGCAATGCTTCGGCCGTGCTCGACAAGCTGGTCGAGGACGGCAAGATCAGTGCGAGCGAGTTCCAGGGCGCCTGGGCCAAGGCACTCGAAGGCCAGGATCTCATGAAGTTCGAGATCCTGGCGCGCCAGGCCTTCGCCAGTGCGGGGAGCGATGCCAGGAAGCTGGGCAAGCAGATCGAGGAGGCCATTCAGGCCGGTGCCTCCGAGGAAGTGGTCAATGCCCTGCGCCAACGCCTGCAGGGCGCCCTGGCGGCGGCCACGCGCGAGGGTGAGCGCGTGGCCGAGATGATGGACAACGTCCTGCGCGCCGCCGTGCAGCGCACGGGGCTGGAGTTCACCGCCCTGGAGGGCGGCATTGGCAAGGCGTCGCGCAGCGCGCTGAATGATCTTGATGTCGTGATCCGAGGCCTCGATCGCCTCAAGCAGCAGGGCATTGACACCGGCCGCGTGCTCGAGGCCAGCCTGGTCAAGGCCATCAACACCGCCGACAGCCAGAAGGCCCTCGACGAGGTGCGTGTGCGCGTCGAGCAACTGCGCAAGGTCCTGGGCGACAAGGTGGCGGACGGACTCCTCGACCAGGCGAAGACCAAGGCGCTGGAATTGTCCGATGCCCTGGACAAGGCCAAGCCAGGCATCAACAGCCTGCGCGAGGCCATGAAGGCGCTGGGCATCACCTCAGATGAGGCGCTCAAGCAAGTGGCGAGCAGCTCGCGATCTGCCTATGAATTCATGGTGGCCTCCGGCAAGGCCAGTGCCCGGGAATTGAGCGAAGGCTTCAAGAAGGCGGCCGAAGACGCGATCGCCGCCAACAAGGGCATTGCGCCCGAATGGGTCAAGTCCATGGCTGCGGTGCGCGGCTTCAAGATCGAGGTGGACGAGACAGGACGGGCCACGCTCAAGGCCATGGGGGACTTGCGCCGCTCCACGGATGACGCGGGCGACTCCTTCAAGAAGCTGGGCCGCACGGCGGCCGAGGTGCTGCGCAGCATGGGCATTGAGGCAGACAAGGTCTCCGACAAGGTCCAGCAACTGGTCAAGCAGGGGCAGATGCTGAGCGCAGCCTTCCAGCAGCGTCAGGACAACCGCAACCGCGAGGTCGACGACTCCAAGTACATGAACAGGGGCACGACCGCTGCCCAGGATCTTGTGCCCACGTTCAACAGCCGGGAGGAGGCCGAGGCCTGGAAACAGGCATGGCTGGAGCAGTACGAGCGTGACAACCCGTTCCGTACAACGGCCGGGCAGTTGGGCAACTACATGCGCGATCTCACCATGTTCGAGTTCGACCGGGAACTTGACGCGCTGAAGATCCGCGAAGCCATGGAGACCGCCAAGAAGAAGGCCGAAGGCGAGGTTGGTGGCGGCGGTACTGGCGGCGGTGGGCAAGGAGGCGGCGGTGGTGGCGAAGGTGGTGGTGGGCGCATCGACCGCATCGTGAACATCTATATCGGCAACAGCATGGCCTACCCCGTTCCCACCAACCTGACGGGCCAACAGTCCATCGAGGCGCTGGCCCGCGAGGTGCTGCGCGTGATCGAGCAGCAGAAGATCCAGCTGGGAGCCTGACCTCATGAGCATTTATTTGTCCAACGGCGCCCAGGTGCTGGAGCTGCCGCGTGACCTGGTCTGGGTGGACGAGCTGACCTGGTCGAAGGTCACCCAGAAGACCGAGCGCGGCATCTTCGGCACGCTGGTCATCGATGCCATGGCCCGCAACGGGGGCCAGCCGATCACGCTGCAGGGCGACGGCAACAGCGCCTGGATCTCGCGCGCCACGCTGCGCACGCTAAAGGCCTGGTCCGGCATTCCCGGGCTGCGCATGACGCTGCGCATCCTGGCCGAGGAATTCGAGGTCGTCTTCGACCACGGCGACGCCGAGGAGACGCGGGCCATCGCGATGCAGTCGGTCATCGAGTACAGCGACCCCGAAGACAGCGACTACTACTGCAGCCTAGTGCTGCGCTTTATTGAGGCGAGCGAAACCCTATGACCATCAAAGACGGCGACATCCGCCTGCTCGAATCCAAGGTGATGACCGATGACGCCAACGGCGGCGGCGGCCCCACTGGCAACGTCATCCCCTGGGGCAAGAGCAATGGCGTCTTCGAGGACATCACCGAGGTCGACCGCGCCGGCGGCGACGTGTCCATTCGCCAGGTGCACGCGGCTGTGCAAACGCCCACCACCGAGCCACTGATGGACGCCAACATCGTCATCACGGCCGTGCCCAACGACCCGAATGTGTCCATCACCATCGCGCCCTGCGGCGTGTTCGCGCGCCGTTCTGAAATCGCCGCCGCCATCGCGGCCTACCTCATCCCGGGCACGGAGTGGGGTGGCTACCTGCTGGAGAACCACGTCCAGGGCCAGGCCTCCATCAAGATCTTCCACCGGCCCGGAACGCCAGCGCCGACCATCGGCCGCACGCTGATCCTCGTCTACAACGAGGGCTTGGCCAGCCAGGTGCTGCAGTACGTGCGCGTGCTGCGCGCCGAGACCGAGACACTGCAGTTTTCCTACTCAAGCAGCGGCGGCTACACGGACTACACCGCCAGCGTCACAACGTGCGAGATAACCCCCCGGCTGCGCAGCGCATTCCCTGGGTCGCCTCCAAACCGTGGCTATGCGGTGGACGCCAGCAAGACACGCATCCGGGACACGACCGTGGCGGACGCGGCCAGCTTCTATGGCGCGCAGCCGCTGACCTCTGCTGTGCAGTTGGGCGAGAGCATGCTGCGCGTGGCCAGCATCTACACCCAGCTGGTGCCCAACTCCCGCACCGAGACCGCGGCGCTGGACCAGCGCCCGGCCGGCGTGCGGGAGTTGGTGCTCGCCACCTCGCCGCGCGAGATCCGCGTGCCCAATGCGCCGCACACGCGCCGCATCAAGGTTGGCCAGGAAAACCGCAGTTTCAGCTGGGTGGCCATCCTCAAGCCTTTTCCGGCGCCGAACACCCTGGTGGTGTCGTTCCAGGTGATGGGCGTCTGGTACACCGCATCCGACAACGGCCAGGGCGAGCTGACGGGCTCGGCCGTGGGCACGGTCAACTATGCGAACGGCTCGGTGTCCGTGACGCTGCCCGCACTGCCAGACGTGGGCAGCTCCATCATCTTCCAGTGGGGTGAGGCCTCGGCCTTCGTGAACCGCTCCAGTGCCACGGGTTGGCGGCTGCCCGAGCACGCCATGCGCCTGCCGCACCAGGGCATCAAACCGGGCTCTCTGGTCATCAAGTGGACCTCAGGCGGCGTGCTGCGCACGGCCACGGACAATGGCCAGGGCGACCTGCAGGGCGCCGCCACGGGCGAGATCAACTACGCCTCGGCCGCGCTGCTGCTGCGCCCGCAATTCATGATCGACGCAGGTGGGCAGTTCGCCATTGAGTACGACTATGCCGTGACAGTGAGCAAGAACGTCACGGTCGTCCTCGACGCAGGCGGCTACGGTGCGATCACCTTGGACACCATCCCTGCGCCCGGCACCGTGTCCGTGGGATGGATCACAGTGCGCAATCTCTCGGCCAGCTCCGGCGCCTCATCCGGTGGCACCTCGGCCTCCAAAAACGGCGGCAGCGGCAAATTCAGCTACCTGCCTCAGGTGCCCCCGGCGCCTGCGCCCGTCATCACCTCGCGCGTGCCCCTGTCCGATGGCTCGACCACGGGCAAGTACATGGCCCAGGGCGGGGCGCGCGCCAGCGGCGGGTCCGTCTACATCGAGGTCGGCGCCACCAGCTCGCCCACGGGCAATCAGTACGTGCCGCCCGATGTCGATGGCGTGGTCTGGACGGATGCCGAGTACACGGCGGGCGTCAAGTCCATCGGCGGCGTGGAATACCGGCGCTGGGGCGCCTGATCAATCAAGGAAGAAAAACCATGGCAGGAGTTTCCTCTGGCATCGTCTTGCAGACCACCAAGACCTCGGCCAGCTCGTCGTCCACGCACAGCCGGTCCAGCTACCAGACCAGCAAGACCCAAGACACCGTGCGCCACCTGTTGACCGATGACGGCCAGGGCACGTTCGGCCCGGATGGCACCATCAACTACGCGGGCAAGTTCCTCAACATCAAGTTTGTCCAGCTGGACAGCAAGACCGAGGGCTACAACAGCGACTATGAAAATGCCCTGAGCTTTGAAGAGACCACGATGGGCGGCGGTGGTAGTGACCCGAGCTTTTCGACGGTCTCCAAGGGCGGTGATCGCAGCGATACCTCGGTCAGCGAGGAACTGCTGGCGGCGAGCACGGTGACGGTGACCTACGCAGAGGACTTCGCCAGTGCCCAGCACCATGTCATGAACTTCACGCCCGAGCCGGTGGTGCTGGACCTGTGCCCCTACACCACCGACTACATCGTGCCGGGCAGCGTGCGGTTTCGGTGGATGGGCCATGTCTACGAGGACTACGACGGCGTGCTGGTGCGCGACCGTACGTCCACGGCCCTGGGCATCGTGGCTGGCGCGCTGGACTACTCCAGCGGCGTAGCGCGGATCTTCGACTATGTGGTCGATGGCCCGGCCACCGACCTGGCTGTCGAGAGCCTGTGGACCGTGCGCCAGAACTGGACCACGGCCAGCATCTTCATGCGCACAGCCGCCGCACCCATCAAGCCCAGCGGCTTTGTCATGAACCTGTCCGATGCCACGGGCGAGCAGATCACGGCATCGGCCGGCATCGATGGCGTCATCTCGGGCACGCACCTGCGCGGCAAGATCGACTATCAGAGCGGCGTGGTCGAGCTGCAGTTTGGCGACTATGTGCTGGACACCTCGCTGACCCCTGCCCAGAAGACCGAATGGTGGTATTCGGCCGATGACATCGGCGCCGTCCAGCCGAACCGCATATGGCGCCCCTGGCCCGTGGACCCGACCACGCTGCGCTACAACAGCGTCAGCTACTTCTACCTGCCGCTGGACGCGGACGTCATCGGCCTGGACCCCGTGCGGCTGCCGCCCGATGGCCGCGTGCCCATCTACCGCGTGGGCAGCTACATCGTTATCGGCCACACAGGCCAGGTCGGCCCCGTCACCGTGGCCAACGGCCAGGTCATCAACTGCGGCCGCGTGCGGCTCTCGCGCGCCTATGTCATCGGCGCCGATGGCCAGCGTATCCAGCAGGGCTGGAGCGTGGATCTGGAGGCCGGCAAGATCACCGTCAGCGACATCACGGGCTGGTCCCAGCCCGTGACCTTCCAGCACCGCATCGAAGAGATGGCGCGGGTCAGCGATGTGCAGATCAACGGCATGCTGGCGATCACCAAGCAGCTCAGTCATGAGTTTCCTGTTGGCAGCGTGGTCTCCAGCGCGCTGATGGCAGGTACGCTGCGCGCCCGTGTCAGCCAGATGTTTGACCAGGCCACCTGGACCAACAAATGGCAGGACACGGTCGATGGTCCCGAGGCCCTCGCCAGCTACAACGACACCATCGCGCCCCTGCTCGTCACCAATGCCGGCGCGCTGCCCGAGCGCTGGATGTGCCGCTTCACCAGCGCGACAACCTTCGAGTTCATCGGCGAGCACGTCGGCAACCTGGGCACGGGCTCCACCAACGTGGATTTCGCGCCCATCAACCCGATCAGCGGCGTGCCCTACATCACGATCCGCGCCCTCGGCTGGGGCCAGGGTTGGAGCGCCGGCAACGTGCTGCGCATCAACACCGAGGGCGGCATTGCCCCCCATGCCCTCATCCGCACCGTGCAGCCCAGCGAGGCTGTGGCCGACGACTACCAGTTCGAGCACTTGGTGCGCGGCAGCGTCGACCGTCCCTGATTTTTTGGAGAACACCCATGGCATCCCTTGTCGATACCAGCGTCAAGCACTTTCTCTCAACCATGTATGGGGCGCCCGTGCAGGCCGGCCAGGTGGGCAGCAAAATTGCTGTGCTCGATGCCTGTCTGGTCACAGGCTTCGGCCTGCGCGCGGCCACCCGCATCACCGTGGCAGCCGGCGTGGCCACAGTGGAATTCACAGCGGGCGCGGCACTGCCGCCGCCGCCGGACAGCGTGCTGCTGATTGATGGCGCCGCGCAAGCCCTGCTCAACGGCGAGCAGCGGGTGTCCGAGTCTGCCGGCGGCCTGTTCCGGTTTCGCACTGCTGCGCCTGACAGCGTTGACACCGGCGTGGGCATCACTTTCAAGTACGCGCCGCTGGGCTGGGCCAAGCCGTTCTCTGGGACCAACCAGGCTGTGTTTCGGTCCACCGATCCGCAAAGCTACGGCATGTACCTCTATGTGGATGACCGAGACACCCGCACGACCGCCATGCGGGGCTACGAGAGCATGTCGGCCATCGATGTGGGGCAAGGGCCGTTTCCTACTGCCGCCCAGCAGGCTGTGGGTTTGTATTGGGGCAAAAGCACAGTTGCAAGCTCGGCGGCGGTGCGGTGGTGCCTGGTCGGTGATACGCGTTTTTTCCTCGAAAACGTGGCTCCGGGTTCCTCAAGTTCGACTGCAGCTACTGCCGGCGGGAGTCGCGCATTCGGTGACTTGCTGGCGTTGCGTCGTGCAGGCGATGCATTTGCCACGGTGCTAATGGGGTCGACAAACCTTACCGATGGATACGCAACCCCATCCTCTGGTTCGCTTGAGCAGAACACAACGAATTCCAGACTCTATCTGCCGAGGGCAATAACGGGGTTGGGTAGCGCTGTGGCTCCGCGTTACATCAGTTTTATTGGGCCGGCCTCGTCTGGGGCAGACAGCTTTTTGGGGAACTTCCCCAGCGATGTGGATGGCGAACTCAAGTTCACACGCACCTACGTGGATAACAGTCCGGTCTCGGTGGCTGTTCCTCGGGCGCTCATACCTGGCTTCCGATATGTGCCCCAGGCAAATACCGCACCGTACTTTGAACGAGACACCTATTTGTTGGAAGATGGCACTGACAAACGCCTGCTGGCATTGCCCCACTCGACGTCTACTGGCGCGCCCTCCGGCTACGGATTCGTCGACATCACAGGCCCCTGGCGTTGATGACCATGGCGCAAGTCACTTACCCCGTCAGTGTGTTGGGGCTGAACGCCGTGGTCGGCGTTGGCGGCCGGGAGATCTCTTCCAACATCGCCAGGCCGCTGCGGGTCCGAACGGCCGGGCAACTGGACTTCGTGCTCGGCGGCAACGGCCTGGGCCGCGTGCGTGGTCGCACCGTCGAGCAGGAAGACAAGAACAGTCCCAAGGTGCCCGTCTCGCGCCGCGTGCGTCTGTACCGCGACCGCGATGGCCTGCTGATCCGTGAGACATGGAGCAATGCCCAGGGCGACTACGAGTTCCTGCGCATCGACAGCACCATCGCATACACCGTGCTCAGCTACGACCATGAGGGCGACTTCCGCGCCGTGGTCGCCGACCGCGTCACGCCGGAGGCCATGCCATGACACAGCGCGGCGTTGAAATCACCATGGCCGCGAACGAGGCCCGCCTGCAGGGCCTGCGCGATCTGCTGCTGGACGTGGGCTCGGGCACGGCCTGCGTGCGGTTCTTTGCAGATACCGATCGGCCTGCCTTCGGCGAGCCCTCGGCTCTGCCCATGCTGGTAGAGCTGCCGCTGGCCAGGCCTTGCGGCGAGATCGTGGCCGGCCGGCTGCGGCTGCTGGCCCGCGATGCAGCAGGCGCCATGATCCTCGAATCCGGCATGGCGACCTGGGGCCGCATCGTGTCTGCGGCGGGCGCGCTGGTGATGGACGTGGATGTGTCGGCCGAAGGCGGCGACGGCCAGATCCAGATCCCGGACAGCACGCAGCTGTATGCCGGCGGCTACCTCACGCTGGCCCCGACCAGCTTCATCGAGTAGCCCATGGCGATCATCGAGCTGATCTTCCGTCGCCCGCTGGCCGGTGGTTCGCCCAACGAGCTGGTGTTCGGCAATGAGGACGATTCGGGCTCGGGGCAGGACGCGGTCGCGCGGGCGGCCATCCGCCTGCCAGGCGCCCGCGTGGGCATCCGTGCCCTGCGGCGCAAGACAGCTGCCACTGCCATCCGGCTGCCTGGCGCGCGGGTCGCGCTCGGCGCGATCTACCAGACGCGGACCGACCGGCCGGCTGTGGGCGGCACGCTGTCTGCCTTCCAAGAGGCCGCAGCTGCGCGCGGCGCCCTGGTGTCTGTCTTTCAGCAGTCGGCCGTGGCCAGCAGCACCACGCGCATCGGTGGGGGGCTGGCCGTGGCTGCCGGCGCGGCCACGGTGCACCGCTGGCAGGACTCGCAGCGACTGCGCCTGGACACGCGCCAGGGCATGGGCAACGCCCTGGCCTTGGCTGGAATCACCGCCCAGGCCTGGCAGGAAGCCATCCGCGTCCACCTGGCCACGCACCAGGGCATGGACAACGCCCTGGCCGCCCGGGCATCTGTGCTGCAGAGATTCCAGGAAGCGATCCGCGTGCGCCGTGCCACCGTGCAGGCCTTCGGCGACGGCCTGCAGAGGGGCGCCCGGCACACCAGCAGCATGGGCGACGCCCTGCAGCTGGCCGTGGTCATGGGCGGCGCACGGTATCAGGACGCCATGGTGCCGCCGCCGGGCATCACGCCAGGGCGGCCGGTCGATCCACCCAAGCCGCCGCCGTGCTACGTGCCGCCGCCTGGGGGCACGGTCGAGCTGGAGTTTTCGCAGGCCTGGACCGCCAGCACCGAGCTGGTCTTTTTCTGCTGCAAGGGCGGCGTCAACCCCGAGCCGCCGCGCTATGTCATTCCGCTTTTAAGGGTCTACATGACTGTCCACACCATTGATGCAGTGCTGCTGCCCGGCTTGGAGCGCGTGCCGCTGCAGACCATCAACATCACCACAAACGACGACGAATACGGCTGGACCATGACGGCCTCGGGCAAGCTTTCGCTGCTGGACCAACTGGCGCCCCGGCAGGGTGTTCCACAGCAGATCCGCGTCACCATCGATGGCATCCAATGGGTGTTTCTGGTCGACCCACCATCGCGCACGCGCAAGTTTGGCGAGCATGCTGTGCAGCTCACCGGCCGTAGCATCACCTCGCTGCTTTCCGCGCCTGCGTTTGCGGATACGGACTGGACCAGCGCCGTGCCGCGCACTGCCCAGCAGCTGGTGCTCGATGCGCTCGACCTCACGGGCATCGGCCTGGATTGGCAGATCGACGACTGGCTGGTGCCAGGGGACGTGTGGAGCCACAGCGGCACGCCGTTGTCGGTGGCCCAGCGGGTCGCAGAGGCTGCCGGCGCCGTGGTGCGCAGCCACAGGTCGGAGCCCCGGCTGCAGATCGCACCCCGTTTTCCCCATCTTCCGTGGGCCTGGGCCGGCGCGCCTGCAGACGTTGTCATGCCTGGGCAGATCATCACCGCCGACAGCCTGCAGCCGGCCCAGGCGGCCCACTTCAATGCCGTCTACATCGCGGGCACGGCGCCGGGGCGCCCGTTGGGCCATGTCACGCGTGCAGGCTCTGCAGGCGACCGGCTCGCCCCGCAGATCACGGATGCGCTGATCACAGAGGTCGTCGCGGCCCGGATGCGCGGGCAATCCGTGCTGGCCGCTTCGGCGATCACGCACCAGCAGCCCATTACGGTGCCGCTGCTCACGGGTGGCACGCGGCCCGGGCTGATCCTCCCTGGTTACCTGATCGAAGTGCAGGAGCCTGATGAGACCTGGCGGGGACTGGTGCGCGGCATCACTGTTTCGGTCGACGCACCGTCTATCCGCCAGGCCCTCGACGTCGAAAGGTCCATCGCATGATCATCAACCTCTTCCGCCGCCTGCAGCGGCTGCAAGCCGAGCCGCCTGTCCTCTACGCCACCCTGGTGGCACGCCTGGGCACCACTGCCCGCGTCGAGTTCCCGGGCGGTGGCACATCGATCGTCAACAACCCCCTGGATATCGAAGTCGGTACGCCTGTGTTCGTGCGCGACGGCGCCGTGACCGGGCCTGCCCCGGATCTCGTCTACACCCGGATCGACATCTAGATCTGCATCCGCTTTTCAGCGCCCGCCGCGTGGCAACACCGGCGGGCTTTTTTGTGTCCCGAAGAAATGGAGTCGCTATGAACCCCCTGAAGCGCTGGCGGTGGTGGGCCGTGCTGGCCTTGCCCCTGGCCGTGATCGTCATCAACTCCCTTGGCCCCAACGGCTGGCGCGAGCCCGTTGTGCGTCTGCTCTGGCTGTCGTGGACCGCCGTGGCAGTGGCCGTGGCGCTCAGCGCCTCCAAGGCCATGGCCGACTATGCCCACGGCCGCGACGCATGGATCAAGGCCCTCGATCACCCCATCGGTGCCGGGCTGGCCTTCCTTGCACTGTGCGTGCTGCGCGGCGCCATGGTCGTGGCCATCGTCTGGGCGTCCATGACGCAGTTTGCCCAGGCGGGCGAGGTGCCGGCGCGCCAGCCCGCCGGCCTGGCCCGGGCCGAGGGCATGGCGCCGATGGTCGTCGAGGAGATCAACGCCCATTGGCCCAAGATCCCCCGCCGCAGCTACCTGGGTGCGCTGTTCGAGCAGGAATCCTGCCGATCGCTTTCGCACTCCATGTGCTGGTCCTCGACCGCGCGCCTGAAGACCTCGCGGGAAGAGGGCGGTGGCCTGGCCCAGCTGACGCGGGCCTGGACCAAGACTGGCGCCCTGCGCTTCGATAGCCTGGACGAAGTGCGGCGCATGGCGCCATCCGCCCTCGAGGACTTGGACTGGCAATCCGTTTATGAGCGGCCCGAACTGAGCGTGCGCGCGGCCATCATCAAGCTGCGCGGCTGCGATGCGCGCCTGCAGGCGCTGTCGCCAGACCTCGATGCGCTGGTGCGCGTTGCCTTCTGCGACGCCGCCTACAACGGCGGCTGGAGCCACCTCCAGCAGGACCGCCAACTCTGCACGTTGCGGGCAGGCTGCGACGCCGACCAGTGGTTCGGCCACGTCGAGCTGCACAGCGTCAAGAGCCGCGAGAAGTGGCAGGGCTACGGTCAAAGCGCCTACGACATCAACCGCGAGCACGTGCGCAACACCGTGCCGCTGCATTCCCGGCGCATGAAGTACTTGCCGTGTCTTGGGGTATAGCCATGCTCGAAGCCATCAAGTCCAAGGCCTGGCAGGCCGGAGCCCTGGTGCTGGCCGTGCTGCTGGCCCTGCAGACCTGTCGCCTGCACGGCGAGCAGCTCGCCAACCAGCGACTGATCGCGGCCCAGGCCCAGCAAGTGGCCGGCCAAGCCGTCGCGGGCCTGGCCTTGGAGCGAAAGCTCGCCACATCCGAATCCACCCACGCAACACAAACCCAGGAGGCATCCGATGCATTCACCCAGGCTCGCCCTGCGCGCGACGCTGTTGTGCGCGCTGATCTCGACCGTGTTGAGCGGCTGCGCCTCGCCGCCGAACGAAGCGCTGCCACTGCCCGGGCGCAAGCCCAGGCCAACGCCGCTGCCGGCCGCGATATTGCAGATCGATACGGCGCCCTCGCGCAGCACGTTGCAAGCGGGGCAGCAGTGGTTGCAGGACTCCGAGCGGATCTTGCAAGGCGAGACGACGAGGTAGTGCTGCTGCGTAGACAGGTCGATGTTGACCGGGGCCTGCTGGCCCCCTAACAATGAACGTGGCGACCGGGTTGGTGCGGGAGCACTGACTGGGCCATTGTGCCAATCGGGCACTATGCCTTCTACTGAATCCCGTATTTGGTATTGTTGGTTCAATTTCAACTTGAAGAAATTTACATAACCATGGAGGAGCAAGTTTTGGATTTATCGAAAAACTACGATGTTTCCTTTGGTGGAGCCCTGGCGCGTGAATTGGCCCTCATCGAAGAGGGGCGTACAGCTTGGCGCAAAGCGCTGCTTCAAAACGACCGCGTCGGAAAACAGCTGGGAGAACTCGCGCGCAGTTCTGGGCTTTCCCGGTTACACAGTGAACTCACAACCATGCAGTCGGCTTCAAAGACCCTCTCTCAGCAGTACGCCAACATGTTTGGGGCTGAAGTAGCCCTCGGGTCTGCGTACACAGCTTGGCAGAAATCTGAGCGTGCTCGGCGGGAGCTGATGCGCAAGATGCTCGACCCGATGGCTGGTATTCGCAAGAGCGTGCTGGAGGATGGGGTTGCGCAACGGCTCCAGCGAGAGCTTGCGGCTGCTAGTTCCATTAGCAATCAGATGAACGGGCTTTCCGAGCACGTCTCGGGCATCGGATCAGTGGCCCAAATTCTGGCTGAACAGTTCGAACAGTCGCGGATGCAAAGCAAGAAGCTTCTCGAAGAACTGGGGGCGGGCAGTCGCATTCGAAGTTACCTCAAAGACTTCGAGCAAGTCGACAAGCGTTGGAAGATGCCAAGCGAAGTTGTAATAATGCTCGGCTCCGTCAAGGAGTTGCAGCATCAGCTAGGACTTAGCAAATTAACGCTGCCAACTATCGATTGGGGTTCCGCTGCGGCTCTGGCTCAGGCGATGGGTCCTGAAGGAATTCAAGAGCAACTGGCTCTGCTGGGCATCGAACCAGATGGTTCTATGCATCAATTGGCGGACGAGCCAGAAAGTGGCATCCTCAGCAAGAAGCAAAATGATGTCCTCACCCTGATCAACTTCCTTTTGGTCATCTTGATCTTCGTTTACCAAGAGTACAACAGCTCTTTGCAGCAGGCTAAAACGGAGGCATACCAAGCACATATGCTCGCCTCAACGCAGGTGCATGCCCAGCAGATCCAAGCGTTGACGGTCCTCATTGAACGCACTCTGGTGCAAGCATCTCAGGAAAAAGTAGAGCGCCTGGTCGTACGGAGGCGAATCTCTACTGTTCGCTTACGGCCGAAGCATGGCGCTCCCGTTGATGCACAGCTCATGCCCAATGAAGTGGTGCGAGCTATCAAAAAAAAGGGAAAATGGGTTGAAGTTGAGTATTACAGCTGGCTGCATGAGGAATACAGAACTGGCTGGATCTTGAAGAAATACCTCGAACGAGTTCCGGCTAACTTCGAAAGAAGTTCTCAACATTGATTATGCGATTTTCTCTTGGTTTGTTCAAAGCAATTCCAGGGCAGGTGCGCTCGGCAGATCTCTCCGAGCGTCGATCATTGATATACATGCTGATGAACTTGGCACGGTCGGCGTGGGTCACAGCCCGTGCGCAAGCACAGGCCAACTCCGCTGCCGGTTGCTATGAATTGATTTTTGAATATCTATCATTAAATTAAAAATTTAATTAATATGGCTATTGTTGAAACTTTGGGAATTGTTGGGGCAGGAAGTGTTCTGAAAAAAATTCTCGATGATGTATATCCGAAGGCTAAAGATGTATTTTTCAATAATTTGACAGAAAAAAGGAGTGATATTGATGATCTAAAGATTGTCCGTGCGCTAACTTCGATCGTTAAGATAAAAACACTATGGAATGTTGAGAATGAGGTTTCTCTATATGAATTTTACTATCCGTCACGTGTAAGTTTTCCGCTGGGAATAGAAAAGAGGGTGAATAGTCTGAAGGAGCTGGGTGAGCGATCGAATATTGTTATACAAGGTACGGCCGGACAAGGAAAGTCAATATTTCTTCGCTATCTTTGTGGTCAAGAACTAAATGTGGCTACGACGTCTAATAGAGTTCCTGTTTTCGTAGAGCTTAGACGGGTTCGTGATGACATGGGTGTTCATGATTTGCTGCTTGAGGCGCTGCAAAAGTATAAGTTGCCACATACACAAGAAGCTTGGACCTACTTGGCTAGTACTGGAAAGTTCGTGCTTTTGCTTGATGCATTTGATGAGATCGATCCGTCGCTTGCAAGTAAATCTATTTATGAGATAGAAAATATTATAGATTTATATGGGGACAAGTTGCAGATAGTTGTTACTTCTCGTCCTGATGCAGAAATACAGAAATCTCATAAATTTAGAGTCTGTAAGCTAATGCCTCTAAGTGATGATGATCATTTGCCTTTTTTGCAAAGAATTTGTCAAGAAGCTGAGCAAGCGGAGAACCTTATTAAAACCCTAGAGGGAAGTACATCAGACATACGCGAGTTATTAACCACGCCGTTGATGATGACGCTCTTGGTTATCGTATTTAAGGCTCTACATACCATACCAGACACGGTGCCAAAATTCTATGAAGAGCTTTTTGATGTATTGTTCTATAGGCATGATAATTCTAAGCCGGGTTTCAAAAGAAAGAGGTTTACGCAGCTGGATGATAGTAAGATCAAAGATGTATTTTCGGCGTTCTGTTTTTATGTGAGACTGTATGGTCTTGGTGTTTTGACAAATGCCAAATTTCATGAATTGGTCAAGAAAGCATCTGCCTCGACTGGGTTGTCTGTAAATTCAGACGGATTTAAAGATGAGCTTATAAAAACTTTGTGCTTGATGCAGCAAGACGGTTTTGAGTATTCATTTATCCATAAGAGTGTGGTGCAATATTATGCTGCGTCCTTTGTTCGTAATAGCAGCGGCGATTTTCCTGCGAAATTCTATCAATTGGCTGGTAAGCATGGATCTGATTGGGATCTTGAGCTAAAATTTTTGTCTCAAATTGATTCATATAATTTTAGTAAATATTATGAAGTGCCAATGCTGCGCGCAGCTGCTAACGAAATTGGATATTCCTTTGAGCAATACAATAAAGAAGCCGAGTGCCGTTTGAGTGATCACCTCGCTAGACGTATTACTATGATGTTTTGGCGGCCTGATGAGATTGAAATTGAGAAAGAGCTTCTTGTGGGGTGGTCTTACGCGGCGAGTAAATTGGATCCTGTCCTGGTGGTGTTGGGTGGGGTTTGGGCGCGGGAAATTTCTATTAATATTGAATTAAATAAAGATTTTCGTCTTGCCGTCTCTAAGAATTTTAAGAGTGATGATATAAATGATGAATCGGTTCCGTGTTATTTAATCCAGGAGGATATTCATGAGTGGTTGCCTGGCCTTCAGAAGAAGGTGCTTGATTATTTTCAGAAGAAATATGATGCAGCCATGGTGATTATTAATGCAGAAGAAGGTAAGGCTGCTATGTTGGCAGATTTTATTTGAGCGAGGAGATTTTTAGGGCAGTGACAGTTTCTGCAGGTGCAAGTGTGTTGGGCTTTGCTAGGCTAGGGCATGTATGTCGTGCAGAAGTTGCCGCCGCTTCAGCAATCCCGTTGTCTTCAAATCCGAAGCCTGCGTGAAGCGGTAGTACCCAGAACGTGACCATAGCCATCCCTCCAGTTTGTGCACAAGACCAAACATAGCAGGTACACTGCATGTGTCGCGCCCGTAAGCGCGGCTGGGTTTGGCGACCCATAGCAATTTCGCGGCAAGAGCCGCATGGACCCGCACAGTTCTGCGGCTCTCTCTATTTATGCCTCCAGTTTTTGGTGGCTCGGTGGGAGGTCCGCGAGGGCCTGCCGGTTTCCGCGAGGTTGCCCGGTTCGCCAACCCGTCGAGCCACCGCCCTTGTTTGGCGACAAGGGCGGCGGTTGTAGCAAACCGCAACCTTTGGAGGCCGCCATGGCCCAACCTGCATCCTTGCGCGCTTCTGCGCAGATCATCCCCTTGCCCGGCGCTGCCGCTGAGCCCGTCACCAATCCCAAGCGTGGCCCTGGCCGCCCGCCCAAGAATGTCATCAGCATCTGGAAGGGGCGCTTCCTTCGCAAGCAGCGCGAGCATGAGGCTCGAGAGGCTGCCAGGCTCAACAAACCCATTCCCATATCCCACCCCTGGCCCACTGGCCGTGGTGCGTGGCCTTTCTTGAAGGTGAGTCGTCAGGACTTCAACCATCTCAACGATAGCGACCGCATGGGCATCGAGGCAACCATGGTCGGCTTGGTGACCCTGCGCAAGGCGGAGGCGCGTGATGGCTGATATGAATGTCTTCGCCTTCGACAGCCAAGCCGTGCGCGTGGTGATGGAGGGTGGCGAGCCTTGGTTCGTCGGCAAGGATGTGGCTGTGGTCCTGGGCTACGCGAATCCAAGTAAGGCGATGGGCGATCACTGCAAGGGGGTAACGAAACGGTACCCCCTTCAAACGGCAGGCGGCATGCAGGATGTGCGCATCATCAGCGAGCCCGATATGTTGCGCCTGATCTTGGGCAGCAAGCTGCCTGCGGCTGAGCGGTTCGAGCGCTGGGTATTCGAGGAAGTCCTGCCTAGCATTCGCAAGACCGGCAGCTATGTCGAACCCCGGGCGCCTGGCGCGCTGGGCGCTTGTGTGCAGCCGCTGCCGTACCTCAGTCACGTGGCCGACTTCCATGTGGCGGCGGACCGCGTCTTCCGCGCCGTGCTGCGCAGTGCCCGCAGCGCGGGCCTGCCGCTGCCCCAAGCGCTGCGGCGGGCCAACGCCGTCACCCAGGCCCAGACGGGCATGGACGTGCTCGCCATGCTGAATGCCGACGACCATCTGCTCGCGCTGGAGGCGCAGGCCAGCGCCGGGCCGGCGCGCCAGCATGCAAGCGCCGCCCGCTTCTGGCAGCAGTGGATGGCTGGCGCCATCGACGGCTTGCCGCACCAGACGTGCCTGGCTGCCCAGGCCTACCAAGCCTATGCCCACTGGTGCAGCCTGAGCCGGGAGCCAGAAACTGCCCGGCGCGAAATCTTCACCTCCAGCGTGATCGCCGCCGCCACCCAGGCTGGCCAGCCCGTGCGTGTGAAAGTCATGCGCATCGGCGACGGCCCCCAGGCCCGCGCCGACCGGGTGCTGCTGGTGTCCGAGCCGCCGCACGAAGGGCAGGGCGCCTGGGCCACTGCCCTGGTGCAGTCCTTCGATGCCCATCTGTGTGCCTACCTCGTCCAGCGTCGGCAAGGTGCAAGGCCCATCTGAGGCGGGTTTCGGCTGGTTGCTTCATAACCTATTGATTTTTAATAGATTGCTTGGATTGCAAATCCGGTTAGACCAGTTCGACTCTGGTTCGCGCCTCCAAAAATTCATTGCGAAAACAGTTCAAAAGGCCCTTCGGGGCCTTTTTCTTTTTCTGCGTCAGGATCATTGCTTGTCCTTGCTGTCTGGTTCGAGCCAGCCCCGTGCCCGGTCAAGCTCCATCTCTCCCTCTCTCTAAAGTTTCGGCACTCTGCGAGTGGTTCAGGGCTTGTTCTTCTGTGACATGAAGAGAATTCCATTCTGTAATTCATTGCCAGTTCGGTGAATTATTTTGTTTCCAATTGTTCTACCTGGATCCTCGCCGCGAGCGTGCTTATTGGAAGTTGATTGGAAAATTGCAAAAAAGTGCAAATGGCTTGCCATTGGCAGTGGATTCAATTGGCCGGTCGTGGATATGATGCGCGCTTCATTCATCGGGAGGGATTATGAAGATCAAGCTATTGACGGCGATTGTTGCCAGCGGCGTGGTGCTGGCGGGTTGTAAAACCATGGAGTCCGCTGATGTGGGCGGGCTGCTGGATTCGGGCTCCACGGCCATGAAGGCCATGACACTCACGGATGACGATGTGGTCACGCTGTCCAACGACTCCTGCGCGGCCATGGATGCGCAGAACAAGGTGGCCGATGCCAAGAGCAAGTACACGGTGCGGCTGAACAAGGTCATTGCCAGCATGCCGCAGGCCGTCAATGGGAAAAAAGCCGTCTACAAGGTCTATATGACGCAGGACGTGAATGCCTGGGCCATGGCCAATGGCTGCATTCGCGTCTACAGCGGCCTGATGGATCTGATGAACGACGATGAATTGCGTGGCGTGATTGGCCATGAGATCGGGCATGTGGCGCTGGGCCATAGCAAGAAGCGCATGCAAACGGCCTATGCGGCATCGGCTGCGCGCTCGATTGCAGCCAATAGCGGCAATTCGGCGCTGGCCTCGCTGTCGCGCTCGCAGGCCGGAGATCTGGGTGAGAAGTTCATCAATGCCCAGTTCTCCCAGTCCCAGGAGTCGGCGGCTGATGACTATTCCTTTGACCTGCTCACGGAAAAGAAGATGAGTCGCCAGGGCCTGGTCACATCGTTCCAGAAGCTGGCCAAGCTCAGCGGTGGCAGTGGCGGCAGCTCCATCCTGAGCTCTCACCCCCCGTCTGAACAGCGCGCCAAGCGCATGCAGGACCGCATCGACGGCAAGTAAGCGACGGCATGGAGCGGGCTGCTGTGCGGGTGGGCATCGATCCGCTTCGACGTGGATTTTTTCCGGACTTGGTCCGGAGTGCCGGAAATCTGCGCTAGAATTCAAGTCTGCTCTGTGAGGCGCACAGCTTGACAGATATGCGGGAATAGCTCAGTTGGTAGAGCGCAACCTTGCCAAGGTTGAGGTCGACGGTTCGAACCCGTTTTCCCGCTCCAATTTATGATCTACAGACTTCCACTGACGTCTGTAAGTCATTGAAAAGAGGAGCTTCGGCTCCTTTTTTCATTCCAGCGAAAGCCACGGAAGTCCACTGACAGCCACCATTTTTGAGGC